ACGGGGGATCCCGATAGGATTGCCGAAGAGATTATGAAAAAGATCACAAGATTAGGTAGGATAGGATTTTGATGGGAAAAGGAATAATTCAAACTAATTCAAATGATCATATAGAAGTTGAAATAATTGTCAGGGATAAGGATGGCAATATCAAAGAAAAGGAGGTAATCACAAATGGTAGGGACGATAACAAATGCAGGCCTTGAATATGAGGCTAAATTATTAGTTGGGGTTTCAGTTAAACCATTCAAATATATTGCACTGGGCTCTGGGACGACAGCAGAGGCAAACGACCAGACCGCATTAGTTACAGAAATCACTACAAACGGCGGTGCAAGGGCAGAGGGAACTGCAAGTTATGAAGCTGATTATAAGGCAGTATTATCAAAGACTTTCACTGCAACAGGTGATTTGACAGTTAATGAAGCAGGAATGTTCGATGATGATGGGGATCCTGCAGGTAACATGTACGCAAGGGCAAAGTTTGCATCAGCAAAAAATCTTGCAAGCGGAGATACTTTGCAGGTCACTTTCACAGTCACAAAAGGCAGAGCGTAAGGGTGCTTCACCATGGCTGGAGAAAAATATGCGAGTATGTGGTTTGGTGCAAAGGACGAGAATCAGACCGCAACAAACAAGCCAGAAAAGCTACTTTATGGAACAAATCATAAACGGGATGTTCTGGCATTTGATAAGACAACAGCAGAAACGGCAGTATGGGATACGTTCAAATTACCAAGTTTCTTTGATGCTACAAAAGGAATAACTTTTACAATCCCAAATAGGACAACCGCAACAAGCGGAACAATTTGTTGGGAAGTTTCAATAGTCGGAACGGGCGATAGTGAGGATGAAGATCCTGCAGACAGTTTCGTTGCACATACTGCCGAGAATGTTGACGGAACAGCAAACGATTACACCTACTCCACTTTGACAATAGCTGCAGCATCGCATGGCCTCGCTGCAGGGGATATGTGTTGCCTAAAATTGAGAAGAAAAGTTGCAAGTGATGACTGCGATGCTGATGTCCAAGTTGAAGGAATTGAATTTAGATTTGAATGTGCAACATAAAAAGGAGGGATTAGAACGGATAAAGTTGAAATAATTGAGAAACAGGTCAATGGGAATATAATCATATTTACAGGTCTTTACTACCCAGATGAAACCGATACAAAGACATTTATTAAATTTGAGCAAAGAGTTGCTTCTGATTTTTTAATGACCGAGGATACTCAAAAAGAGGCCATGCAAAAACTATTAGATGCCGGAAGAAATCGTTGGAACATCAATCAAATCGCTACCGATAAATCCGGTGCTTTTGATTTGCCAACAACCTTCAATCCAACAGATACGATAAAGACACCGATTGAAACTACACCAACAGAACAACAGATTTTTGATAATGCAGTTCAGGTTTTAGAGCAAAAGAAACGATACTTGGACTTGGGCTTGATTACTGCCGAAGAATATGCAACAGAATTGGCAAAAGTAAAACTACTCATGCCGAAACCTTCAATAGAGAAATAACGGAGGTTTCATAATTGGCCATTACCGGACAACCACGAAGAAGAAAGATAGTAATAAATGCAGATGCTTACATTAGCGGTGCCACTTCCAATGTTCCGGTATTGGTAAAATTCAATTCTACTTCTCATGCGGATGTATTTGCAACGGGTGATGATAAGGATAGCGTTTGGTTCTCCACAGATGCCGGAGGGCAAACTACCCTTTATCACGAAGGCGTTGTCTTTGACAGCACAGATGCCATCTTTTATGTAAAAGTCGATTTATCCTCAACTGCCGACACCGTTATTTATTTCTGGTATGGAACTCCAGCCATCACCGGAACTGAAAGCAAGACAAATGTTTGGGTTAATGGAATCGCTATTTATCACTTTGAAGGAAATTCCACAGATACTCTGGGTTCATATAGCGGAACTGACGATACAATTTCATATTCTTCATCATCCGGTGTTACCGGACAATACGCAACTTTCAACGGCTCATCGAGTTGGATTTCCACTCCCACAATGACATTTACCACCAGCACAGTATTGGCTTGGTATTCGGCAGACGTGGAGAATTATTCCGAGATAATGCTTGGTAAGGGTGGGGACGATTGCCAATATATCTTTGACTTTTACAACGATAATTATATTTACAATCGTGCTGGATTGAACCCGGTATGGGGTTATAAGAACGCCTACACATATACCACGAAAGACGGATGGAATATGTGGACACACCGAAGGACTACAAACACCGCACAGTCCATCTGGCAGAATATATCAGATAAAACATCAACACGAACTGGTGCATCTAATGTCAGTTTCTCTATAAATCAGATTGGGAGATATTCATCAACGGCAGACAGTGGGATACTTTGGCTTGATGGAAAACTTGACAATTTATGGATTTTTTCAGTTTCCCAAACTGACGATTGGGTAAAAGCAGTTTATAACAATGTCCAAAATTATTCAACCTTCATCACAATAGATGGTGCAGTAACAATCGGAAGCTCACCGAAACAGGTTTATCCGGTATGGGCCGATACAAGCCAACAACTAACTGAAGATATAGATATTTCTTCAACAAGCACAATTGGCGTCACAACAAAAGTTGAATATAAAAGCAATATTTCATTAACTTCAGTTTCAGATCCTTCAACAAGTATTCCTTTTGGATGCTACATCAACTCAGGCATCCAAACTACAAGTGAAATTCTGTTCACCGCAAATTGGCTGTTGGCCGCTGGTGTATCATCCACATCTGGCGCCAGCGTAGGGACTTTATCTGTTTTACAATCAAACATAAATTTATCAGGCGTGTCGGCCATAACTTTGACAACTAGCCACGCCCAAAGTTATAGTGTTGCATTGGGCTCCACATCGGAAATAGTCCCGGCATACACATCACAATTTATTATTGCCATACCACTATCCACAACATCGGGTGTGGCGCTTACCGCATTACTGGTCACAGATATTGAAGTGATTTCGCTGAACTCCGTTTCAAGTGTGACGGTAGTGGGCATTGCATCGGCAGAGCGGGAATGGCTCACTGTTTACTCCACTTCAAGCGTATCGACTTCAATAATAAGTTCTGGCCGGACCGTCTTATTCTGGTCTATTGAAGTGGATGGCATAATACTTGAAGATAACTACAAACTACTATCTGCAAAGTTCACTGATGAAAAAGGAAAAAGATCGGATCACTTTGAAATTATTTTGAATAATAACGATGGATCTATTTCAGATACATTTAGCGTGGGGAACGATGTCTATTTGTATGTTGATGAAAATGATCCAGCAACAACAAAAGTATTCCATGGCCTTATCACTGGCATTGACTTTGAGATAGATTCCTGGGGAAACAATACATTAATCCTCACGGGAGAAGATTATGGATCAGTTAGGTTTGGCCAGACTGTTATCACAGGCGCAGAAAATTATTCGAACACAACAGCGAGTGATATACTAACTGATATAGTCTTGAGGTATTGCCCTGAAATAACAACAACAAACGTGGAAACGTTTGCAGAACAAATTCCATTTGTATCCTTTGCGTGGGAATATGTTTCCCAGGTTATTGAAAAAATTGCACGATTAGTCGGCGCAGATTATTATGTTGATGAAGACGATGATCTTCACTTTTATGATCCAGCAGACCTAACAGCTTCTCACTCAATCACTGCAGCGCAAATCCTAAATGCAAAAATAAAGAAAGATTCTTCAAAGTATTTTGACAGGGTATTTGTTGTAGGTGGAAAACAAGGCTTCCTGGACCAAAGCCAGGCAACGACAACAACTGAAGTTTCTTTGCATGATAAATATTATGCTTCATCATTTACACCATCACAGTCAAGCTTGCTTTATATCGAAGCGTATGTCAAGAAGATAGGGAGTCCGCTTGATGGATTTAGATTCACAATAGTTGAAGACAACACTGGGCCAACTGGAAACATTGTTGGCTTTGGCACTGTAAAGGTGGGTGACACTTCAACTGATGGATCCTGGGTGAAATCTGATTATATCGATGTGCAACTTGATAAAACAAAGCTGCACTGGATTGTTTTCCAAAAATATGGAACTGCAACAGACACTTACAAAGTGGCGCATGACAACACAACGGCAAATGGCCACAGCCACTCTACCGATGGATCTTCCTGGACGGCTGCAACTGGAAAATGCGCCTTCAAAACATATTATGGAGTTCAGATCGTCAAGGGCGCATCTGGAACAAAAATGTTTGATAATTATACCGATATCCCGATTGTTGATTTCTCAATAAAGGATACAGATACTGCACTGATGCTGGCACAACAAAAGGTAATAGAATATGCACTCAAAAATGCATCTAGACTAGAGATTAATCCTCCTGGGAAACGTATGAAAGCTGGGGAAGTTATATCAGTTTCAATACCTAACGTCACCTTGGAAGATCAAACAATACTATCTGTCTCTTATGAAATTAATGGTCCGCATATTGCCAGGGTGAAATTAGAATGCACAGCAGCCGAAGATTTCTACTCCACATTTGCAAATCTGTTTTCAGAACTCAGAAAGCTCAAAGTGGAAAATGTACTGCAGATGCAAGAAACTTCAACAGATTACAACGAAACAACTGAAACTGTCACAATATCGCTGACAGAAACTATAACCGAAGTGGCACTGGATTATGAAGCATTATATGGCGACACAAAATCAGTATGGGGTGTAAGCAAATGGGAATAAATCAAAAAGAAAACATACGCCCAAAAGGGTATTTCAAGATCATTGAAACTGACATAAAAACTGGAAAGAAAACAGAAACTATTATTGAAAATCTGACAACAACTATCCTGCAAACGGCTCTTGCGGATGTCCTAACAGGGGATTATGATGCAGATAAGCACGTTATTGGATATTTGGCTGTGGGCGATGACGATACCGCAGTTAGCGCAAGCGACACCGAACTTGGCAATCAACTCGGCGATCTAAAA